TACATGTGTGACTCTAGAGACTGTGTTAATGTCCGAAGCTTGATACGGAACAACAAGATCTTCAGCAGGCACGAACTTTGAAACAGCAGAACCCCTAGTTGGATCGAAGTAGATTTTCTTAAAAGTAGAACCCGCCAATGGGAGATAGAAAAGCATTTGGTCAGTGTCGGTATCATAATCTTGCATGACCTCTGTGATTTGATAATTCATAAACTCACGAACCCTTGCAGCTTGTGCTTCACGCTCCAAGGTTCGATTACCCATAATATTGATCTTAACTGGACCGCCAGATGGTAAAAGTTCTTTATAAGACTGTGCTTGAAACTGGGTTACTGACTCTGCAATCAAAGGATGCGTTACACCACTTGCACCATCGAAAGGCTCAGTTCTTTCTTCGTACATAATACCAAGTAAATCTAATCCTTTAACGTAACCATCTTTCCAATCTGATCTAGACTCAACGTCCTCTTCAAACTGACCACGTAACTCGGAAGATAATTCGTCAAGAATCTTTTCGTCCAACACTTCTGCTAAGTTTGCATTGTGATCATATTGTTCAGTCTGTACTTCAATGCCCTCTTCGCCCATCAAGGCTTGAATCATTGCACCGCCATCTGGACTTTGCAAAACTTCTGCACCACCCTCAAAAGTTTCTGGTTGCGGAATGTCTACATCCATACCTTGTGGTGCTTCAATGCCAGAATCTACTAACGGACCTATTGGACGAGGAGGTGTTGCCATTATACTATCCTTGTTGTTCGTTTTTTTCCTGGTGCGAGGATCTTGGAAAATCTATTAACGACCAGTTTGCCCTTTGGCTTTTTCTTTTTTAATGTTTCACGTGAAACATTCATCAAAACTGTCCTTTGTAATTACTGATGTCTACTTTACCACCCATCCTAAATTCAGATGTAACTTCACCACCTTTTGCTTTGAATAATTTGTCAAAATCTTTACTGGTCATATTAGGGTTATCTTTAAGAAATTTTTTTCTGTTAGCTTCTGTATTTTTAAAAGATGGTTGCTCTTTCTTTATACCAAATATTCTATCATAATCCTTATCTGTCATCTCTGGATTATCTCTTAAGAATTTTGCTCTATTAGCTGGACTGTTTGGATTAAATGACATTAGTAATACTCCCTTTTAGGTCTGTAGTAATCAGTATCGTCTTCCTCGCCATTCAGCGATATAAACCCACCTTGTCTGAATCTTATCAAAGCCATAGTCATACTGTCAACATAATCATCATGCTCACCATTTGGAAAGGCCATGCATTCATCAATAACCTCATCCGCAAAATGCTTTTCGGGCGCCCAAACCATACCCGCTTCAAATAATGGTGCAACTGTGTGCATCCTCGTTACCTTATCACGACCCTTCGATGGTGTATAGTTCATAATTGGTATGCCCGCCCGTCTTAATTCATCAGTTAATGGCAATCCAGATGCTTTTGCCTCAACAATCATCATGTCTGGTTGCCAATATTCGTTTTCCTCTAACGCTTTTTCCTTTAATTCTGGAAAATTCCATCTACCTCTACATGCATCCATTAAAATTATATTATCGGCACCAGTTTCTTCGCTTCTAAACACACCCCATGTCGTGATTGCACTAAAATCCGCACTTTCTTTCTTAGAAAATGCAGTATCGTAACTTTGAATTATGTAATCTACCTCTGGAATGTCCTCTTTTTTCCAAACTTTCCACCATTCCTTTTTTACAATCGCCCCTTCTTCCGCAGTTGGCTGTTGTTGCCACTGTGCACCCCATTTTTGTACGGGCAAGGACGCTTTTACCTTCAATAAATCGTCTTTTTTCCAAAATTCTGGCCATAATGGGTTCTCAGATGGTAAAATTGCAGGAAATTCAACAACTTCCCACTGATCTGAGAGCACATCACTACCTTGTGCCTTAATTAATCGACCAGTTAAGTCTCTCAAACCCCATCTTGTCATCACAACAATGATTTTTCCACCAGGTTGTAGTCTTTGCCGTGGTCCAGAAGTGTACCATTCATACGCCTCCTCCAATCTGCCCTCGGACATTGCGTCTTGTTCCGAGTGTGGATCATCAATAATAAATAAATCCGCACCACGACCCGTGACTGCAGCACCTACACCCGCAGCAAAATACTCTCCGCCCGCACTTGTCTCCCAACGACCTGCCGCCTTACTGTCTGCTTTCAAATCTGTGTCTGGAAATATATGTCCATACTGCTCAGAATCTATTAAATCCCTTACCTTACGTCCAAATCGCACCGCAAGCTCTGTATTGTGCGTGGCTTGAATGATTTTTAACTTTGGATTACGACCCAAGAACCACGCAGGCATCAAGTAAGATGCAAGTTCCGACTTTGAATGTCTCGGTGGCATGTTAACAATTAGTCTGGTAATCTCGCCAGTCGCCACCTTCTCAAGTTTTTCTGCTATCTCAAGATGATGACGACCCTCAATGAAGTTCTCATATACATGATGAACAAATGGCATGAAGTTATTCTGTGCTTTTTCACGAAGAATTAGTCGTGCTTCAGCTTCCTTGAGCATCAAAAATTCTTTTAACGCCTCGTCTGGAAGTGTGTCGTATCGCATTATTTTTTAAATGGATTTTGCGGAATGTTGAATGTTATTGGATTCAAGCCTCTTATACCAGGATCACTTGCAACTGTCGCAGGAGTAAAAGGTCCTCTTCGAAATGCAGGATTTCTACCAGCGGGAAATACAACAAATCCAGTGTCTGTTGTCACGGCTTCAGTAGGTGTGCATTTACCATCAATTAATTGATAACCCTCGGGACACGGATCTGTAGGTTGCTTTGGAGGTACTCTCTTTTTAGGTTCGGTTTCGCCACCCATATCAGTATCTTGTGCATTTGGATCTCTGCCAGTAACAAGATTACCCATTGCATCTTTTATTCCTATAACAACACCTTGTGCATCAGTAACAAGTTGGTCTGGTGGAATAGATGCACCAGTTCTAGCATTGTACTCTTCAATAGTTTCTTTGTCCTTTGCCATGTTAGGAGCAGTGTATCCAAAAATTGCTTCCATGGGAGTTACGTTTCTTCCAAGAGCAATGGATGTCGCTAATGCATCTTTAGTTTTATCTTCAACTATACCAAAGACACCAGGCATTACATTTGGTTGTGCCATTATGGCTTCCATTTGCGCCATCTTACTAGGGTCAAAATCCCTTCCAACTTTTTCCTCGAAACCAGGTGGGGCGGGTGAAACTCCCGTAGTTATACCCGCAGGATCTCTTGTACTCATTAAACCAGTAAAATCACTTGGTGCTACAGTTGTCGGATCAATTGATGCTGCAGTACCAGGCATACCTGCGGCAGCCACTGCATCTGGATCAACTGGTGCAGCCACACCAAAATCTATACCCGCTGCTGCTGCCCTATCTCTATTTGCTTGTCCTATTTTGTCTGCAAGTCCTGCTAAACCAGATTTTTGTGTCGTGTCAGTTCTTCCAGTAATTGAAGGTAAATCAGTTACAGTAACTGATGGTGTGATACCTACTGGTGAAAAACCTGGAGCAACTGGACCAAACGCATCAAGTCCTGGTACATCCATTGCAGATTGTTCAATGGCCGATGGTGCAGTTCTACCGCTTCTATCAACATCAACTGTAGGATCAAAAACATCTGGTGAAAATGTAGGTGAAATACCCGCAGGAGTTATTCCTTGATTTACACCCGCAGTAGGTGATGAAGCAATGGCATCGTTTAATGCTTGATCAATACCAATAGTATCCATGGCAGCAGAAAATTGAGAAGGTGATTGTGCTTCCTTACCAACTGGATTTCCTGCTGAGTCCGTTATTCCACCAAAATCAGAAAAGTTATCACCAGGACCACCTCGTCCATCAGAAAAACCAATGGATATATCTGTTGCTGTGCTTCCAGTAGCAGAAACAGAACCCTTCCCAGGACCTAAACTTACACCAAAGGATGTGCCCTCACTAGAGGGTTCGTCTGGAGATACATCTGCTTGAGATAATTCTCCAGCTATCCCTTGCTCTTCTTCTGCTGCACCATCGCCATTATCACTTTCACCCATGATTTATCCTTCCTGCATTACTGATTTTATTTGGTCTGTTCCAATAAGCTCGTTCATGATTCGTATATTTCATTAAAAATAATCTCATGTCCTTTGCTATATAACGTACATTATTTTGAGAGCACATGTCAATAACCCAAACTTCTTTGCCCTCGTTTCTCTCAAACGTCTTGGCAGTAAATTTTCTAGTTTTAATTTCTTCTTCATTTAAGTATGCCCATGTAGCAAAACCAACAAATGTTTGTCCATTACGATATATTCTTATTTTACCATACATGATTGCGGGTAAAAATCTTTGCCTAATTTGTAGTATTCTTTGATTTGCATAAAACGGGAATCTGGATGCCATCTCCATGACTTCGCCAAGCAAATGAAAACCAGAATGATTTAGATCGTACATAAATTTTTGCCTCTGGGACTCCAACTAAGTAAAAGTATCAGAAAAAGGGGGTGGGGGCAACCCAATGAAAATACCTCCAAATAAATTTATCAGACTAGCATTTTATGTGTGTCTCTCTAAAAAACCCCGCCCCAAATCGGGGTTCGGGGTCAAAAGATTTTTTTATAAATGCTTTTGATAATGCCAAGTTACCCTCAAAAAAAATGCACCCGTTAAGGTGCATTAATAAAAAATTTTTGAGCTTGTTTATTTATAACGTTTTAATGTTATCTCCCATTTTGCATCTTTATATGAAATTTCTTTAATATTAACTACACATAAAGTTCTTACATTCGGTCTTACTTGCACCCATACCTTTTCTTTATCATTTAGTAATTTGCAATCTTTAAAAGGATCAACAAAAGTATTTTTACTTTTAGGTTTACGAGTTTTAAATATTTCCCCTAATCTTTTATCTAGAAATTTTGTCATTTTAAATTACCTCCATAAAATTTAATTGATAACAAGCATCATCTATTAGGCATATAAACCAAAATGAATAATAGATAATAACTAATAGTAATATAGCTGAGATAATCTCAGCTATATATACTCCATAATTTTTGATAAATTTAATCATGATCTTTAATCATTCTAGCAATATCTGCATCATCAAATATTGTAGGCATTGGTGATAAATTTATTTCACGTCCTAGATCAATTGCTTGATGCCCTTTAAAAGAAACACGTCTTTTAATTTCATCTATTGATGTTTCAACGTCCTTACTTTCTCCTTCGTCATTTGCTCCTAAAACTAAAGCATTTCCCATTAAAGGTTGTGATGTTCCATTATCACAATCAAAAGTAAAACAATAATTAGATGATTTTAATAATCCTTCATCATCTAAATAAATTGTATCTTCGCAATTATCAAATGGATAAATTGCAGTAAACGTTGAACATTCAGTTAATTTATAAATGTCTTTATAATCTCCACTATAATTGACATGATTTATAGTTTGTAATTTTGGATTTATTAATATCGCTTTCATAATTATTTACTCCATACAGTTTTAGTTATTTCATATTCATAGGAAACTTTTCTAAATTCGTTAGTTCCTACCTTTTCAACAATCCCTTTATTTTCAGCATTTTTAAAATGTGCTTTTTTAAGACTGTTAAACTTATTAAAAACCTTACTTATTAAAGTATGGTTTCTTTCATTTAATGGAATATCTTCAACGTTGATATTCTCAATAGATTTTACAAGCTGAGATAAAGAAACTTTATCAATCTTGTTTTTGGTTTTTGTTTTTAACATTTGTTTTTACTCCATGTAATAAATCAATATCTTAATTGATATCAATATATCTATATTGATACCACATAATACAACATAATAAAACAAAAAAGCGACAAGCTACTTAAATTTTTTTTAGAAAATTTTTGAGCTGCTGCAGATATCCTGGACATCATATTGGTTGGCGCACCAACACATAGTATATTATATTACTTATTGCATAGACCCCGAATCCCGAACCCCGACCCGATTTGTCCCGAATCCCGACCCGATTGTTGGAAGCAAAAAAAATGCCTCCCGAAGGAGGC